TATTAATATCTTTTATATCATTTGATTTTGTTGATTGATTTTCATTTCTTAATAAAAATTGCTTTTGACCCTGTATATTACTCACATGATATGTTTTATTAGTGTCTTTATCTGTTAGTATAGTTCCAGTTTTAGTACCCATATTTTTTGAATATTCAGTTTCATAATTTTTTTCTTGTCTAGCAAGCATTGTTTCTTGCATATGTTTTTGCAGTTGAGAACCACCTACTAAACCTATCGTTGTTGCTAGATTATCTCTTAAAACCATTGTATAGATTGGAACGATTTGCGCTCCATTTTCAAATGTAACAATATCTGTTTCTTTATAACTTAAACCTACATCTTCAAATTTATGATTTGTGTTATTATTTTTGTTAAATTTATTTATTCCTATTTTCATCATATTTATTAGTTCATCTCTATCTTCACCTTGAAGCATTTTATTAGGTGCATAATAACCAGACCTTGATGAAGTTCCTGTTGCCATATTGAATTTATCTATCAATAATTCATCTGTTCCAATTAACTGTTCATCTACCATTTTTAAAATGTTTAATGCTTCTTTAGGCCCAAATATAAACACATTATTGCGAAAACTATTAACATCATATGATTCATAAGTTTGAGCTACTGCTTGTAAATCTGTAAAACTTTCTATTTTAGAATCACCCATATTTTTTATCATAGCAGAAATAGATGATGATATTTGGTTTTCATCTAAATTTTCTAAACTACTTAATTTATTAAAATATTGTGACTGTTTATTTGGTTCATATTTAGACATAACATCAATAGAAGTCCAAAATTGCATAGCTTCTTTAGTAACACCCCTCCTTGTAATAAAATTTGAAACACCATTACCTCTATGTGTAACTGATTTCCAAAATGCTTTTAACGTTGCTATGCCTGCTTCTGGGGTTGGCGCGCTCGCTATAAAAGAATTTCTATCTGATGGATTGTTAATTAAATTCAATAAAGATTCTGGTAATGCACTAGACCCATTCCTTATATAGTTATACAAACCTAACAACACCATGTCATTTTCTCTAATTTTTTTTCCTACTTCTGTATCTGATAAACCAAATAAATTTGATTGACCATCATTATTATAATTAAATGAACTAGCAGTAATACCTGAATTATCTATTAATTTATTAACTTGGTTTTGACTTAAAAGATCACCTGTACCAGCTGCAATCGCTATATTATTAAGCTCATTTGCTTCTTTGGCTGCATTTGTAGATTCTGCTATTCCACCCTCTAATGTACTTATTTGAGAATGTACTTGTTTTTTAACATCATTATGAATACCTTCTGACATTTTTTCTATATTGTCGTTGGTAATACCTAATTCTGAAAAAATAAAATTAGAAACTTGATTTTGCGTTATAACTTTACCTTGTTTTAAAGAAGTTATAAAATCATTTAAAACTATTTTATTATAATCTATAAAATTAGTTTTGCCTTGTAGATTTTGTTGTATGTAAACTTCTGTTTTATCTAATATACTATTAACTAAATAATTTGTTACATTATTATAAAATATACCTTGATTTTTTGAACTAAAAAATAATTTTTGTCTATCTGATTGAGATTGTTTTGGAAAGTCTGCATAATGTTGTTTTATTCCAGTTTGTATTTGATCGTATGGTACTTTAAAAATATCTATTATTTCAGATAAATTAAGAGGATTTTTTCCTTCCTCACTTCTGTTATCATTTTCTTCTTCTACAAGAGCATTTATATTTGCAATATTACCAAATATATTTTGATGATTATTTAATGTTGAATTAAGATTAAATTTATTTTCTGTATATGCTAGATTTTCAATTCTTTCACCATTTTTAGTTATAAGTTCTGCATATTTTGAAGCAACTTTACCTTGTGCTTTTGCACTAATTATACCTGCATATTGTGGATTTGTTTTAAGTACAGAACTTACATAACTATCCATATGTTTTAAAAATTCTTGTGGGTTTTCTTGATATAATTTATTACTTGCTGCTAAATTTACTTCGGCCGTTAAAGCATTTTCCCATGCTGTATCAAATCTAGTATTTATTTTTTTTATAAATGCATCTTGTTGCACTCTTGGAACTTCACCTAATTGAGCTAATGCATCTTCTGTTATATTTGTAAGACCACCTACTACATCTCCACTTTCAAATTCTGTTTCACCAAACTGAAAAGTGTATGAAAGTGCTTTACTTGCTCCTATATTTTTTTGTTGATTTTCCCAATCTGTAAGATTTTTTTTTCGTAATTCTTTAAGTAATGCATCACGTTTAGTTTTAGCTTTAGCTTGTTTTTTCTTGTCAGAAAGCAATAATTTTAATGCATTTGTATATAAGGAATCACCAAAAGATTCAAATGGTGTTGGGGTAGGTGTAGCATTTACAATTCCTATTGGCCCTATGTTTGCTGTAGGTGTTTCAAACTTTTTAATATTAACCATTAAAGACCTCCACCTTCTTCTGTTTGACCACCAATTCCAAAAAAACCTCCTACAGTTTGTTCATCAGTATATCTTGTTGGTTCATCATCTAGTAACTGGTCTTGTGTATATAAGTCTAATCCTAATCCAATAACTTGAAATAACATTTGTGATTGTAATGCATTAGATTTAGCACTTGCCATTGCTCTTTGTGTTTTAGCTCTACCTATAGACATTAAACTTTGTTGTCTTAATTTATTTATTTCTTCAGATGATTTTCTTTCTGCATTTTTTATAAATGTATTAACTTGTCTATCTGTAGATGTTTTATTAACAGACATTGCAAAACGTAATGTATTTACATAAGCATCTAAAGATTGCGAAATTTTATTACTATCAATAAGACCTCGCAAGTTTGCTTGTTTTGCATTTTGATCTGCTTGTCTAGCTACTAAATCAAGTTGCACTTGAGCTGATCTGGCTTGCTGTTGCATACCAAATCCTTTGATAAAAGCTCCTGCTACTGCTATTTCCCAACTCATTAAAACGCTACCTCCACTACCATTCCGTTTAACTGCAACTTAAATGGTGCAGTTTGTGATATTGTAACTCTTGGGTCACGACTAAATCCTAATACAAAAAATTCTTTTTTACCAGTTACTGCTGTGCGCGCGTCTATAAAACTACTTGTAATATTATCATTTACTTGTCGTAATATCATATCTGTATCATTTACAGATAGACTTAATGTTTCATTTAAATCAACAATTACCTTTGTTATTTTTCTTGGTTCACCTGTTAAAGGCCCACCCATAACCTGTGCGTCTATTGGTAATGTCTTTATAATAACTTTAAAAAATATTCCTATCTTTGCAGATGTTAATGCTTTTATATCTTTAATACTATAAAAACTACCATCACTAGTTATCTCTCCAAAATAATCATTATTATTATGGTCTACGATTGCTAAATCTCCACCTAAAAATGGTGTACTTTTATTCCAAAAACTTGAATAACTATATGTAGGGCCTCCATTTCCAAACTGCCCTGCTACATCACCAGCTAACCCAGAGTTATCCGTTAATGATTCACAATCCATTAATGCATCTTTATCAAAGCGCTCTATATAAAATCTTGTGTAAGATGCAGTACCAGTTTTTCTTTCTGTTAATGCAAACAGATTATTACCTATTGCTGTTACAGATATAAACTTATCTGTTGAACGACCAGAACCTTGATTCGTTACCCACCTTGTCCACCCAGAACGTTTTTCTCCACGCAATGAATAGTATACGGCTATCTCACCATTATCCATTACAAAGAATGCATACCCTGTAGACCTATCTAATCCACCTGTAATTACTGCAATATCAACAGGATTACTTATTAAATGCTCTGATAATAAAGATACTAATGAACCTGTATAAGCATTTTCATTATCTGTAAACACAAACTCGCGCACGCCAGTACCTGTACCTTGAACAAATAATGTTGGGCCTTCTAATGGTACTGGTCTAACAAACCCTGTGCCAAAAGGTGTTTGCTGTACTATTTTTACATTCGTTGGTTTTAATGGTTGGTTATCAAATGTTGGTATAATAAACTCACCTTGTGATGCAAACACTTGTAAATCTCTGTTTGATACAAGATGCCTTATCTCATTTGTTACTCCTGTATTAGCATCTATTTCAATGCTATCATTATCTGCGCCTGTACCTAAATCAAAATTAAAATACTCTCCACTCTTTGAACCCCAAAGTGCATCTGGTTGTGATGGTGTTCCTGCAAACCAAAGCCTATCTTCATGGAAACAAATTGCTTGTGGGAATCCTCTTAAATCACTATATGATTGTTCATACCACTCTGTTGTTGCAGCACCAGATGTTATTATCGGTGTACCTCCTCCTATTGCTGTAGAAGTTGCTGTACCACCTGCCGTTATTTCATATGTGTTTTCATCTATGATTGCACTTATTGTTCTTGCACCATTTATGTTTGAAGATGAAATGCCACCTAAACCACCTGCTTTACTAAATGTTACTGAACCTCCACTTGCATAACCATGTGCGATTTGTGTTACTTGCACTTTATCAGAATCCAATGTTGTCTTTAATGAATCAATCGCTAACTGAAACTCTAACGCTGATTTTAATGTTGCTGTTGCTGAGGTAGCGCTACCTACTGCTGTAATGTATGCTTCTGTTTCACCAATTAATAATCTTGTTCCAACATGACCAGAAACAAAATAATCTGCACTTGCTGTAAGTGTTGCTGTACCTGCAGCCGTTGCATTTGATGCTATCGTTACACCTGCATCTTGAAAATTATAATATGGTTGAAATCTTTTTGAACCATCTATGTTTGTATCAAATGTATATTCTTCTGTTGCAAATGCAGTTAGCGATGTACGCTTTATTACAAAAGGGAAAAAATCTCTATGTGTTATAAACATAAAATCCCCTCTTTGTGCTACAGAAAATTGAAATAGATTTGATTGTCTTATTGGAGGAACAACACTTCCTGTTGCACTACTGTATGATACTGCTTCATAGAATGAACTATATGATGTACTACCACCACCATATAAACCTAAAAGGTTTCCATCACTATCTACTAAATCATTTGTATCATTATCAACACGTAATGCAAAAACCTTACAAGAAGATGTTGTGGCTAAAAATGCCATTAAATATTTTTCATCATCTGAAAATATAAATGGTTCAATTCTTATTTTAGTTGTATCTGGTTGATTACTTGCTTGCGCCCATTGATATTGAAACTTAGTACCAGGCCGTCTAACTAATCCACCCTCCTCTCTTATCAAACAATTTGTTACAGTTTCAGCAGACTGATTATATATCTGTGCATCTGTTCTTGAGGTGATTGATGGACTGACTTCACCAAATGTAAAGTTATTTAATGGTACTCTTATTCGTGCCATTAATAACTCCGTCTAGTTGTAATAAACCTTGATGTTGCTAGTTTCTTTGTTGTTTGCTGTTGACTATCTAATGTCTTTGCCTGTTGCATTAATTGCTGTGCTTTCTTTTCCATTAATGCCGATAAGTTTTCATCGCGCGCAATCGCTACTGCAAATTGTGAAGCTAGTGCATACTCTAGTGCTAATATAAAATAACTTGGAAAATCACTTTCATCTGCTCTAAAAGTATAATCAGCAACAACAGAATCTGATGAAGATGCATTACTAAATAACTTATCTCCATAAATATTATATTCTATTAGTAAGTCTGATACTGTAACTGCATGAAGCATTAACATATTTGATGGCAGTTGATGCGCTCTATCAAACCTTGCTGTTGGTGCATCTGCTAATAAATCTAATGCTAATTGTGTTGTAGCAAATCTCCATCGTGTTACACACAAAGAAGTACGACACGTATCTTCATACATATTACTAGCAACAAGTGCTTCTGTACTATTATCTGTAAATGATGTGATTGTGTTAGCACCAATCAATACCATTGCTCTTGATGCAATATCTATAGATGTGTTTGCTACTGTTGATGTCATATATATATTGGGGGAGATTGCTCTCCCCCACCTTGATTAGTCAGAGTCAGTTTGTGAAATAGTTGTTCCATCTGTAATATCTACAGTTGTTCCATTATTTGCATTTACCTGTACTATGCTTAATGTTGGTGTATTTGAGTCATAAACAAATATAACATCACCTACATTTAACATATTTACAGCTTCACCAGTAAAGTAACCAGCGCTATTGATTGCTGCAATAGCATCTGTTGTACTATAAAACCAGATCGCATTACCTCCACCCATTGACATTTGAGTTAATCCACTAGAAGCATAAGCCATTTTTTAATCCTCCTTATGAATTGTTATCTAAGACTTCATAGATACCATTGTTATCAATAACAACAGCACCCATTGACATCATAGAGGTTGCTAAATGAGATGCTTTTTGAGGTACATAATTAACCTCAGTTTGAACATCTGAGTTGACTCCAAGACCTACAGCACTTGTATGATAGGCCATATTCTTACCTGCTGTGATTGCAGAAGTAGAAAAGATTTTAAATCCTAAAAATTCTTTCATACTCATACCACCTGCATAAGGTAGATTTTGTTCTCCAACAAAGTCTGATGATGCAAATTCTGTAATCAAGAATAAGTCAGCATATCCCTTTGGGTGCATTGCTAAATAACGCTGTCCATCTTCTGGAACATTTGCTGTACCCATTGTTTCATACAGACTAAGCAAATCTGCTTTTTCTAATGCAGAACTTGTATCATGTATTTGTGTTGAGTTAGCGCCAGAATCCATTGCTGTATATAGAATTTCATCTGTCTTTCTACCTAGTGCAGCTGCGCTACTTTGTGCTACTGCTTGTCTTTCGTCAATATTGATTTTTAATTCATCAAGTTTGTCGATATACTCGGCTGCATAAAAGTCACTCATAGTTGCTTCTACTGTGGTGTGTACTAATTCCATACCTGTAATATCGCCTGCCCTTGATTTAGTTGAAGCAGAACCTGTGCCGATTTTCTGAAAGCGAACAATGTTTCCTTGCACGCTACCTACTGTACGTACTGTGTTCCTTAATTTAGAACCCATACGCTGATATGCTAGGTGAACTTCGGACTCGAACTGCTTTATAAAGGCTTGGTCTATTGTACTTGCCATTATAATCTCCATTAAAGTTAATAAAACAATTCTTTCAGTTATCGACTATCTGCTTCTTCCAGTTATCCTGTTAAGGGCTGTCTGCATAAATCGGCTGTTATATTATTCCATTACAAGTTTTATGTTTTTATTACAACGCACAAAACGATAACATTCATATCCATTGTGTAAGATTTTATCTGTAAATTTAAATCTACACCACTTTAACCAACGTATTGTTACATCATGGTCTACTGGTACAATATTCTCTAGCACATCATATTTATTTAAAAAATATTCTAAAAAGTATTTTGAATATCTTAAAAATACACGATTCTTTTCATTAATAACATCTGTTCCCAGTAACCATATAGACGCTATATGAAAACCATCAGGCACAACACCAAACATACACATAGGTTTATTATCTACTAATGCTGTGAATGTTTGTGAAATTGGACATGGTATAACAGAGTGTAATGCTGTAAAAGCAGTTGTTTTGTGAATTTTTAATTCTCTATTATCACACGCGCGCAAGTTATGTTGCAAATAAGAAGCGTGTCTATGCTTTGCTTTCTCTAGGGTTGTACGATCATCTATACGAAAATTACCTAAATCTTTATCTGGTAATTCTTTGTGAAGCGTTAACCAGTTTGTGAATTGAGCATTTGCCACCCTTGTTGTACCTCGTCTACTACTGCTTGTTGTCTACGTGCAGGGTCATAATATTCTGGTTTCATCATTAACTGTTCCAAGTATTCTCTTGATACTTTAGATGCAGGTGCAGAGTTTGTTGCCATTTGTGTTTGTTTATTATTATTCATAATATATTCTAATGTTTTTATACCATTTGCACTTGTTGATAATTCTAAAATACTTTCTTGTAATTCACTTGGAAAATAATTTTTAGACCATAACTCGACTGCTTCAATACGCGCATTTGCATTTTCACCCATTGCTTTCATTTCATTTTGTTTGGTTTCTTCTGTCTGAGTTGCAATACTATCTATATAAACTTTAATGCCATCTTCAAACTCTTGTTGCGAATAACCATTCTCATAAGCTGTATCTTTCCACCAGTTAAACAAAGCATTATCAGTTACAAGGTTAGGGTCTAAAGTTTCTGGTACAGTATAATCACCTGCTGTTGCAGGTCGATTTTTATTTATTTCGTCTGTAAGTTCTTGCTCGATTTCTTTTACAAGTTCATCTTTACCTTTACCTAACTTACTTTGTAATTCATTGTAAGCATTTTGCAAATCTTCACCTGTCTTAAACTTTTCATTTAACCATGTTGGTCTATCGGTAGATACAACTTGTTCAGTAGTTTGTTGTACAGATTGTTCTACTGGTTGTGTTGTTTGTTCTGTAGATTGTACTTGTTCTTCACTCATTTTTTAACTTTGCTCCTTTAATAAATCTTCTTTCAATAATTCCAACTAAATAACGCTGACCCTCTAAATGTCTTAACTCTGCATCACTTATATTAGGCCCACTTACAACTTCGATTGTAATTGAACGTAAATATTTTAATACTGCTTTACCACTAGGAGTATTAAATGTTGCTAAACATAGTTTTGAAATTTTTTCGTCATCTGCCTTACTGCGTGGAAAGTTATCCAGACTCAAGTGTTTCGGCACTAGACATTCCTCCTTGTTGCGCTTGCATTTGCTGTTGAAGCGCTTGAACAATTTGCTTTCGTTCCATTTCATCTCTTACAAGATTGTCTGGCACTCCAAACTTCTTAGCAAGATAGACTGCAACTTCTTCGCTGTCAATAAGTATGTTTAATATCTCAGGCCCAAAAGAACCAGCTACCAACTGTAGGAATCTTGATACTGTGCCTATATCTTGATTTGATTGTGCTTGTGCTAGAGGAGATACACTTCGCACTTTTATTTCTCTACCATTGATAACTGGTATTTCTATTCTGCCTTGTTTCTTCAAAAGATATACAACTCTTTGCAAAATAGGTGTAACCATTTCTGCTTGTAATCTTCCAAAGGCAGAACCAATACGTCTTGATAAATCTGCCATACGTTCTGCAACTTCTGTTGCTGATGC